TTAAAGAACGCATTGCTCAATTGATGCAGGCAACGCAAATCCAAGCAAAAACTAAGACAGAATCACGTTTGGATCAGTTAAAAGACGTCCAAGACGTGGAAGTTGTTGAAGTTAAAGACAAAAATGACAACGACGACTGAAAATACGTCAAAAAAGGCGAAGTTAGACCCCGCCGAGCTCCAATTTTTACTGGATAATGTCGATACATTGTCCGATTCTCAGCTTCGGGTACTAAAAAACCAGCTAGACGAGACAATCGACGCAGTCCACAAAGAGAATTGCCAAGAAAGTTTTATGGATTTTGTACATAGAGTGTGGCCGCACTTTATTGACGGGGCACACCATAAGCGCATGGCTGCAGCATTCGAAAGGGTAGCTAATGGCACTTGCAAACGGCTTATTATTAATATGCCTCCTCGTCATACTAAGTCCGAGTTTGCGTCGTACCTGCTACCTGCTTGGTTTCTGGGCAAATACCCAAATCGTAAGGTTATCCAAGCATCTCACACAGCTGAATTGGCGGTTGGCTTTGGACGAAAGGTCCGAAATCTGGTGGATAGTGAGATTTACCGCGAGCTATTTCCTGATCTGGTTCTGGCGGCAGACTCTAAAGCTGCTGGTCGCTGGAATACCAGCAAGGGCGGTGACTACTTTGCTATTGGTGTGGGCGGCGCAGTTACCGGTAAGGGCGCAGACGTGCTCATCATCGATGACCCGCACAGTGAACAAGAGGCAGCGCTTGCACAAGTCAACCCTGAAATCTACGACAAGGTATACGAATGGTATACGTCTGGTCCACGGCAGCGTCTACAACCGGGTGGAGCCATTGTAATTGTTATGACAAGGTGGTCGTTGCGTGATTTGACTGGTCAAGTGATCAAGTCAGCGGCTTCGCGTGGCGGGGATGAGTGGGAAGTTATCGAGTTTCCGGCAATTTTGCCTAGTGGCAACCCACTTTGGCCTGAGTTCTGGTCGTTGATGGAGCTAGAAAAGCTACGTACCGAGTTGCCGAACAGCAAATGGATGGCTCAGTATCAGCAACAACCCACATCAGACAGCTCAGCTATCGTAAAACGTGAGTGGTGGAAGATATGGGACAAGGAAACACCGCCAGAATGTGACTATATTCTACAGACATGGGACACGGCGTTCGAAAAAAACACCCGCGCCGACTATTCTGCGTGCACAACATGGGGTATTTTCTACAATGAAGAGGACAATGACCAGCCAAACATCATCTTGCTGAACGCATTTAAGGCGAGGATGGAGTGGATCGAGCTAAAAAAGAAGGCTTTTGAAGAATATAAAGAGTGGCAACCTGATAATATCTTAATCGAGAAGAAAGCGACGGGTGCGCCGCTGATTTATGAGTTCCGAGCGATGGGAATACCCGCTATGGAGTTCAGTCCGGGCAAAGGTCAGGACAAAATTAGCAGATTGAACGCAGTTTCAGACGTAATCGCCTCAGGTAAGGTGTGGATTCCAGAAACTCGGTGGGCAGAAGAGCTAGTTGACGAGATAGCGTCGTTCCCATCGGGCGAACATGACGACTTAGTTGACGCGACAACCCTAGCCTTAGCCAGATTTAGGAATGGTGGCTTTATTCGCCTACCAAGTGACGAGCCAGACGAGATACGCCTGTTCAAATCGCACAAAAACGCTGGGTACTACAACGTATGAACGAATTTTGGGTAACGTATCAGATACCGCCTGAGGTTATTGACCTAGCAAACAAGGAATTTGATCAAGTTACACCGTATGATGCGCAAGTGTTACGTGGCTTGGAGCGTAAAACTAACTATGCTCAGCGAGATAGCACCTTAAGGGTACCTGCGTTTGAGCATTGGTTTAGTGGGATCTTGTACAGATACGGTATGGTTAGTAATAGCAACCTGTGGCAGTTTAAAATTGATGGTCAGGAAACGCTGCAGGTAGCAGATTATGGTGAAGATCAGCATTTTGATTGGCATATGGATGTGATTCCATTCTCAGGCCCTACTGATAGGAAAGTATCAGTAATATGCCTAATGTCTGATCCAGAAGATTATTATGGTGGGCATCTACAAGTACAGAACCCACACGACGATAAAGATGTACACACAATAGCGTTACGAAAAGGAACGATGGTAGCTTTTCCTTCAGTAATACGACATAGAGTAACCCCCGTAGCGCAAGGAGTTAGGCGCTCGGCAACCATGTGGCTAACAGGCCCTTGTTATAGATAGGATGAATCATGGCAACTAATATGATAGACAAGGGACTCTATGCAGCCCCAACCGGTATACAAGCATCACCGCAAGAGCCAGATATTGAAATCGAGATTGAAAATCCAGAGGGTGTTCGCATCGGTATGGATGGTCTGGAGATTGAGTTAGAACCCAGCAAAGGATCTGCAGAAGACTTCGACGCTAACTTAGCTGAGTTTATGGATGAAGGTGAGTTAGCTATGTTGGCTAGCGAACTTATTGCCGACTTTGATGATGACGTGGCTTCACGTAAAGATTGGGTTGAAGCATATGTTAAAGGTTTAAAGCTGTTGGGTTTGAAAGTAGAAGAAAGAACTGAACCGTGGAATGGCGCATGTGGCGTGTTCCACCCTATGTTGACAGAAGCAGTTGTACGCTTCCAATCAGAAGCTATCGTTGAGACGTTCCCAGCTATGGGTCCTGTTAAGACTCAGATTGTTGGCGCAATCGACAAGCTAAAAGAGGAAGCAGCCGCACGTGTACGTGACGATATGAACTATCGTCTAACAGAAGAGATGACTGAGTATCGCCCTGAGCATGAGAAGTTATTGTGGGCGTTGCCACTCGCAGGTTCAGCATTCAAGAAAGCATACTATGACCCGACACTAGGTCGTCAAGTAGCTATGTTCGTTCCTGCAGAAGACATGATTGTTCCTTACGGCGCATCGTCTCTCGAAACAGCAGAGCGTGTAACGCATGTGATGCGTAAGACTAAGAACGAGATGAGAAAGCTACAAGTAGCTGGCTTCTATTGTGATGTTGATCTTGGTGATCCACAGAGTGTGTTGGATGACATCGAGAAGCAAAAAGAGAAAGACGAAGGATACGTTGGCAATATAGACAATCGCTTCCGTGTTCTTGAGATGCACGTCGAGTTAGACCTAGCAGGATATGAGGATGAGAAGAAAGGCGAGAAGACTGGGATCGCTCTGCCTTACGTAGTAACTATAGAGAAGGGTACGGCAACAATATTATCCATAAGGAGAAATTGGTATGAAGACGACACTCTTAAACTCAAGCGTAATCATTTTGTTCACTACGTTTATGTTCCCGGCTTTGGCTTCTATGGCTATGGTTTTATACATCTTATCGGCGGGTACGCTAAAGCAGCTACAGCAATTATGCGTCAGTTGGTTGACGCAGGTACTCTATCCAACCTCCCCGGCGGTCTAAAGACTAAAGGTCTACGTGTTAAAGGTGACGATACTCCTATCGCACCGGGTGAGTTCCGTGATGTGGATGTAGCGTCAGGCACCTTACGTGACAACATCCTACCTCTGCCATACAAAGAACCAAGTCAAACTCTGTTCCAGTTGTTAGGTCAGATCATTCAAGAAGGTCGTAGCTTTGCATCGGCTGGCGACATTAACGTGTCGGATATGTCTACGCAAGCACCGGTAGGCACAACATTAGCTATCCTTGAGCGGACCTTAAAGATAAGCACGGCGGTACAAGCACGTCTGCACTATGCAATGCGTATAGAGTTCCGTCTGTTAAAAGCGATCATCGCTGACTACACACCAGAAGACTACAGCTATGTTCCTGAAGATGGCACACCATCAGTTAAACGCAGTGACTATGATCAGGTAGACATCATCCCTGTTAGTGATCCGAACGCAGCAACAATGGCGCAGAAGATTACGCAGTATCAGGCTGTGATTCAGTTAGCTCAACAAGCTCCACAGTTGTACGACTTACCTTTGTTGCACCGCCAGATGATAGAGATACTTGGTGTGAAGAACGCAGCTAAGTTAGTGCCGACTGAAGATGACGAGACACCGACCGATCCAGTAACGGAGAACCAGAACATCCTGATGGGTAAGCCAGTCAAGGCTTTCATTGAACAGGATCACGAGGCTCACATTGCTGTTCACATGGCAGCAGCCCAAGACCCCAAGATTCAACAGTTGGTTGGTATGTCACCTATGGCTCAAGCAATTCAAGCCGCAGGCGCAGCTCATATAAACGAGCACGTTGCACTGGCGTACCGCAAACAGATCGAAGCGAAACTTGGTGTCAGCTTACCGACCGAAGAGCAGAACAAGAAGATGCCTCCAGAACTTGCAGCTCGTGTGGCTCAGATGGCAGCTCAAGCGTCGCAGAAACTTCTGGCTCAGAACCAGCAAGAAGCGGCTCAACAGCAAGCACAGCAACAAGCGGAAGATCCAGTCCTGCAGCTACAGAAGATGGAACTGCAGATCAAGCAGGATGAGCTTAAACGTAAGGCATTGAAAGATACTGCAGATGCGGCAGCTAAAGCTGATCAGCTTGAGATCGAGCGTCTACGGATTGAAGCTACTAAAGAAATTGCAGGTCTACAGGCTGGTGCAAAGATCCGTACGGATACCCAGAAACTGCAGGCAAATACAGAGATAGAAGGTGTAAGGCTAGGCGCTCAGATTGCTAAAGATCGTCGTGAGATGTCAAAACCACAACCTAAAGCAGCACCAAAGAAGAAAGAAACTAAATGAACGAAAACACCCTACTTGACTACTTAAAGAAGGAACTCGCTAAGGAAATAGAAACCAGAGCTGCATCCTTATCGTCAGGTAGTGCCCAGAGTTTTGAGGAGTACAAACACGTAGCCGGAGTAATCCGGGGTCTAGCTTTGGCTACGGAAATTATTAATGACCTCGTGCAAAGACTGGAGAAATCTGATGAATAGTGCTGTTGATTTGTCTCAAGCTGTGGACTTGTCTGCCTTAATCGACAAATCTGCCCAAGAGAAAGCAACACAAATACCTACCCCCGCTGGCTACAAGATTCTTTGTGCCCTGCCGGAGATGGATGAAGCGTATGAAAGCGGAATCATTAAAGCCGACCAGACTAAGAAGTTTGAAGAAGCTTTAGCTACAGTGTATTTCGTTGTAAAACTTGGTCCTGATTGCTACACAGACAAAGAGCGTTATCCGTCTGGTCCGTGGTGCAAAGAAGGTGATTTTGTATTGGTACGTCCTAGTTCAGGTACTCGTATCAAGATTCACGGGCGTGAGTTCCGTGTAATTAACGAAGACACCGTTGAGGGAGTAGTACAAGACCCCCGTGGTATTTCACGTGCATAAGGAGTAACAAATGGCAGAGTTTGAAAAAAGTGAGTTTAAGTTCCCTGATGAGATAGTCGACAAGAATGTGTTGGCTAATGCAGAGGAAGATTTACAGATAGAGATCGAAGACGATACTCCAGCCCCCGACCGTGACAAGAAACCTATGGCTGAACCGCCAGAAGATGTCACCGACGACGAGCTTAGCCAGTATGACGAGAAAGTTCAGAAGCGCCTAAAGAAGTTTACTAAGGGCTACCATGATGAGCGTCGTGCTAAGGAAGAAGCTTTCCGTGAGCGTCAGGCTGCAGAAGAATTCGCTAAGCAAGTCTACGAAGAAAACAAACGCCTACAACAACAGTTGTCTGAAGGCTCGAAGATGTACATTGAGCAGGGGCAATCCGCTGCACAGATGGCATTGGAGTCTGCTGAAAAGGCGTACAAAGAAGCATATGAATCAGGTGATACTGACGCATTATTAGATGCGCAGAAGAAGATTACCGCTGCGACTTTGAGACTTGACAAAGCACAAAATTTAAAACCTATTGAAATTGTTGAAAAACCAAGTTATAGTCCGTCCAAGCCTGCAGTTACCGACACCCGTGCCGAGCAGTGGAAAGACGAAAATCCGTGGTATGGTGACGAAAGCAAGCCTGAACATACGATCATGAGTGCTACCGCCTTAGGCGTGCATACAGCATTACTCAGACAATATGGTCAAGGCTATATAGGCAGCGATGATTACTACGAGAAGATCGATTCTCGTATGCGAGCAAGTTTCCCCGAATATTTCGGGAGCACAAATCAAGAACCGGATGAAGAGCGAGCAGCTCCCGCCCGTGCCAAACCAGCTAACGTAGTAGCACCCGCTACCCGTAGCACATCCCCCAAGAAGGTAAAGCTAAGTTCTTCGCAAGTAGCAATAGCGAAGCGTTTAGGTGTGCCTCTTGAACTTTACGCCAAGAAGGTTGCTGAACAGGAGAATAGATAATGGCAAATGAACCACGTTTGACCCGCGAATTAGAAACACGTAGTAAGGCAGTTAGAAAACCAACTTGGGCACCGCCTGAGCTGTTACCTAACCCAAACCCTGAACCGGGCTATAAATTTCGTTGGGTTCGTATATCGATGCTAGGCAAAGATGACAACATTAACTTCTCTGGTAAGCGCCGTGAAGGCTGGGAACCTGTTAAGGCGTCGGAACATCCTGAGCTTCACATGCATCTTGATAGTGAAAATGCTGGGAAAGATGTAGTAGTAATTGGTGGGTTGATGCTCTGTAAGACACCTGAAGAGTTTGTTGAGCAGCGGAATGAGTACTACCGCAAGCAGGCTAATGACCAGATGATTGCAGTCGACAACAACCTGATGCGTCAAAGTGACCCGAAGATGCCGCTCTTTAATGATCGGAAATCGACGACGACCTTTGGCAGAGGTGGTTAATTAATTTTTGGAGTTAAACATGGCTTATCCTGTTATAGCGGCCCCGTACGGGCTAAAGCCGATCAACTTGATCGGTGGTCAGGTGTTTGCTGGTGCTACTCGTGAATTACCTATTGCAACTTCCTACACCACTGCTATTTTTTATGGCAATGTTGTAACCCTAGTTGCAGGCGGTACTATCGAGAACTCACCATTAGCAGCTGATACGTCGCCTTTGGCTGGCGTTGTTGGTGTTTTCTTGGGTTGTTCTTACACAAACCCAACTAACGGTCAAACAACTTACTCACAATACTGGCCCGGCACTGCTGGTGCTAGCAATATTGTTGCGTATATTGCTGATGATCCTGATCAACTGTACAAAGCAGTTAACGTAGCTGGTACAACAGTTAACGACACAACTTCTGGTCTGTTACCTGCGTACTTAGGTCAAACTGTTGTTGGTTCAAACTGCCGTTTAGTATTGAACACAGGTTCAACAACTTCTGGCGATTCTAAAGTTGGTATTTATACCGCTGCTGGCGCGACTACATCAAGTCTGCCACTACGAATCGTTGATGTTGTGCCTGACACAGCAAATGCGTCTGGTAACTTCGTTGAATTCGTTGTTAAGTTCAACTTTGGCTACCATTCGTACTACAACGCAACCGGTATCTAAGGAGATAAATCATGGCAATTTCACGTGCACAACTACTGAAAGAGCTGCTCCCGGGCCTGAACGCGTTGTTCGGTTTGGAGTATGCAACTTACGGCGAAGAACACAAAGAGATCTACGAAACAGAGACCTCCGAGCGTTCGTTCGAAGAAGAAACAAAACTGTCTGGTTTCTCAGCAGCACCTGTTAAAAACGAGGGTTCCGCCATCGCTTATGACAATGCTCAAGAAGCATGGACAGCACGATACAACCACGAAACAATCGCAATGGGCTTCAGCTTGACTGAAGAAGCTATCGAAGATAACTTGTATGACTCGTTATCCGCTCGTTACACCAAAGCATTGGCTCGCGGTATGGCTTACACCAAGCAAGTTAAAGCTGCAAACGTATTGAACAACGGCTTCACTAACACCGCTGCATATTACGGTGGTGATGGCGTGCCTCTGTTCTCAGCTTCGCACCCATTAACTTCTGGTGGCACCAACAGCAACATTCCAACAACTCCTGCTGACTTGAATGAGACTTCTTTGGAAGCCGCTGTAATTCAAATCGCTGCGTGGACTGATGAACGTGGTCTGTTGATCGCTGCTAAGCCTAGCAAACTGATCGTTCCACCAGCATTGCAGTTCGTTGCAACCCGCCTGTTAGAGACATCTCTACGTGTTGGTACTAACGACAACGACATCAATGCTCTGAAGAACAACGGTTCAATCCCCGGTGGTTACACAATCAATCACTTCTTGACCGACAACAACGCTTGGTTCTTAACAACCGACGTTCCAAACGGCATGAAGCATTTTGTGCGTACCCCAATGTCAACCGGCATGGACGGCGACTTCGATACTGGTAACGTACGTTACAAGGCTCGTGAGCGTTATTCTTTCGGTTGGTCAGATCCGCTCGGTATGTACGGCTCTGTAGGCGCGTAAAAAGAGGGGGCTTCGGCCCCCTTTTGTGGTATAAAGTAGGTGTTCCGGGAAATCCGGTGCGAACGAATGGCTCCCGGCCTGTTACATGCATATCGTCGCACTTAACTCGCATGTGAGGACAATTTAACATGGCACTCTCAACTACCCAGAGTATCTGGCGTTCTGGCGGCGGCGATCAAACTCGCACCGCATATTGTGGTTCTGGCTTGATGGCAGCTCAGTTTTATATTGCTGACGCATCTGTTGCTACCCCAACAAAAGTAGCTGTATCTTCTTCAGCGCTTACTACTTATTTAGTATTGCCTGCTGGCGCTGTTGTTACCGACGTGATCATTACTGATGCAGGTTCAGGTAGTGTTGATTTGAACACTCTTGGCTACACTTCTGCTACAGCTACTGCCGGTAATATTGCAAACAACTTATCTGTTGCTTCTACTGGTTCAGTTACCAGCGGTTTAACATTTAACTCCATTAGCGAACTGAGCTATGTAACCGTAACTATCGACACTTCAGGTGCTGGTACTGTTGGTGGCTACATCACTTACTTCGTAGTTGATCCTTTAGCCGGTCAGCAAAACGTCTAATAGGAGGTCGTTATGACCATGCAAACAGACGTAAAAGCAGCGCAGGTTACTTCTACCAACACAGCGTATGCTGGCCCAACTCGTGTAAAAGCGATAACGGTTAGCTACGCTTCCGGTGGGACGGTTGTGCTAAAAGATGGCGGTGCGAGTGGGACCACACGGTTTTCATTTACTGCACCTGCAGCGGCTGGCGCGGTACCTATTTTGTTTCCCGGTGAGGGCATTAAATTTGATACTGATGTGCACGCTACATTGTCTAGCGCAACTATAGTGGTGCTCTATGGCTAAGACTCCGGCGTGGCAGCGCAAAGAAGGCAAGAATCCCAATGGCGGCTTGAACGCCAAAGGGAGGGCCTCTGCGAAAAAGCAAGGCATGAATTTGAAAGCTCCCCAGCCGGAAGGCGGCTCAAGGAAAGAGTCGTTCTGCGCCCGTATGTCAGGTATGAAAAAGAAGCTTACATCGGCGAAAACAGCAAATGATCCGAACAGCCGCATTAATAAATCTTTAAGAGCATGGAAGTGTTGATATGTCAGAGCATCACGATAACCTAAAAAACTTTGTTGATTTTATTTCTGTGTTCGCAGCTGTTGGTGCGTTCTTAGAATTGCTCACTCCGCTTTTTGGGTTGATTGGTGCAGTGCTTGGTTTGATGCGCATAATAGAAATGGTTACGGGTAAAGAATTTGTAGACATTATCCGTAGGAAGGATAACGATGGCCTTTAATACCAAAATAGACTCTGCGGGTCTGACCACATTAGCTGGTCTGGGTGTTCTTGCTTTCATGGATAAGAAAGATAAAGACAAGGCTAAAGAGAAAGACAAAGCTGGCGAAGCGCTAGTAAAAACTGCAGAACCTGTAGTTAAACCAGCCGAGCCTACTAAACCAGCTGAGCCTGTAAAAACTACTACGCCACAACCACAGAATACAACAGGGTTCAGAGGTAAAGCTGCGGGCGAATTGCCAAGCAAACCTTACCCATTAAATACTCTACCTAACGAGAAGCGTAAAAGCCAACCTTACCCTGTAAAGCAAGCTGCGCAGACTAAAGCTGTTATGAAGAACACGACTGACAAGTTTAAGAAGTCTGACATTGCTCGTATGGATGAAGGTGGAAACCCATATAAATCAGGCGGCAAAGTTCGCTCAGCATCACAACGTGCAGACGGCTGTGCAATTAGAGGAAAGACGAGGGCATAATGGCTTTACCTACAAAACCAATGACTCCGGCACCTACAAGGCCGATGACTCCAACACCTGCACCTGTAAACCCAGCTATGCAGCGCCAACAACAGAATCAAGCATTTGTTAACCAACTAAATGCAAGAGATGGGCAACAGAGGTTAGTTGACCCTAACGCGATGAAAGCTGCAGTTGATAAGAATATGGCGCTTAGACAAGCTACCGATTCTAGATTAGCCGCAGAAGCAGCACGTAACACTATCCCAGCTACCACAGGTGCGAATGCTGGATTAAACCGTAGCATAAATGCGATACAAAGTCGTAGCGCTGCGCCTGTCGCAAGAGCTAAAGGTGGCAAAGTTAAATCTGCTTCAGCACGTGCTGATGGATGCTGCATTAGAGGTAAGACTCGTGCCTAGCGTTAGCAAGAAGCAAGAACGTTTTATGCAGGCGGTTGCCCACAACCCTGCGTTTGCAAAAAAGGCGGGGGTTCCGCAAAGTGTGGGTAAAGAGTTCACTAAATCAGGAGGCGGTATGGCTGAGTCAAAGAAGATGGTTGGTAAAGAGATTGCGTTCATGAAGAAAAAGGGCGCACCTAAGTCAATGGTCAAGCATGAAGAAGGTGAGATGAAGGGTATGAAAAAAGGCGGCGCTGCTAAGTACGCTAAAGGTGGCGTAATTGCTTCTAAGATGGGCGCTGTTAAGACTGCTGCACCTAGCCGTGATGGCATTGCTGTCAAAGGCAAAACTAAAGGTACACAGATCAAGATGCGTAGCGGCGGTAAGTGCTAATGATGGCGTCTCGTGGTATGGGTGCGATAGCCCCTTCCAAAATGCCGTCGGGTAAGAAGAAAGCCCGTCGTGATGACACTGACTTCACTCAGTATAAAGAGGGTGGAGCAGTGTGGGATAAGCCACGCCCCAAAGGTTTAGGTAAGCCAACTAAGTTAAGCCCCGCTAAGAAGAAGTCAGCGAAGGCTGCAGCAAAAGCTGCTGGTAGGCCTTACCCAAATCTCGTAGACAATATGAGAGCTGCGGGGAAGTAATGGCTGAAGAGAAGCTATCTACGAAAGCTAAAAGCGCAATCAAAAGCATCACAGGTAAAGATGTTGATGAAGTGCTTGAAAACATAGAAGCACCTGCTAAAGATGCTCGTGCGGAGTCGTTAAAGGCTCGTGCTAAAAGCTCTGTAGGTGGTAGTGGTGTTCGTGGTGGTGGCTCTGGCAGTATAGGTGGTGGCGCAGGTGCTACAGGTGCAGACTTGTTACACATGATGAACCCACAGAAGTTAATGAAAAAAGGTGGTGCTGTTAAATCAGCGTCAGCTCGTGCAGACGGTATAGCAATACGTGGAAAAACGAGGGCTTAATGCCATACACAACAGCTACTTATGCGTTTAATCCTGACCTCAACGAGATATTCGAAGAGGCGTTTGAACGTTGTGGTAAAGAATTACGGAGTGGTTATGACTTCCGTACGGCTCGTCGCAGCCTGAATTTCTTGCTGGGTGAGTGGGCTAATCGTGGTATTAACTTGTGGACTATTGAGCAAGGCTCGGTCAATCTAATACAGGGGCAGACTACTTATGATCTACCTAATAATACCGTTGATCTTCTGGAACATGTTATTCGCACTTCTTCCGGACAGGGTCCTAACCAGACTGATCTAACAATCACACGAATCAGTGTATCTACGTACGCGACTATACCTAACAAGTTAACACAAGGTCGTCCAATTCAGGTGTGGATTAACCGCCAAAGTGGGCAAACTACTGACTTGTTAGGTGCAACACCCCAGAACCCACAGATTAATGTATGGCCTGCACCGGATCAGGGTACAGCGTTGAACCCATACTATGTGTTCTATTACTGGAGATTAAAGCGTATTGCTGATGCTGGCGAAGGTGTAAACGCAGTGAATATTCCGTTCCGCTTCCAGAACTGTATGGTAGCTGGACTGTCGTATATGTTATCGATGAAATTAAAAGACGTAGCGCCTGATCGTATTATGGCGTTGAAAGTGCAATATGACGAGGCATGGGAACTTGCGGCTAGTGAAGACCGCGAGAAAGCTGCTGATCGTCTGGTGCCACGTGAGATGTATATTTAAGTATGGGCAATAGGTTTAGTTCCGGTAGACACTCGATCTCGGAATGTGATCGGTGTGGGTTTAGATATAAGCTGAGTATATTAAAGAAGCTTACGATTAAAACTAAACAGGTGCAGATTAAAGTTTGCCCTACCTGTTGGGAACCAGACCAACCACAGTTACAATTAGGTATGTACCCAGTGGACGATCCACAAGGTGTACGTGAACCACGTCCAGATAACAGCTACTACCAATCTGGATACACTGGGTTGCAGTTACAACAAACGCCACCTAATGATGTTGATGCGTTTGGGCAGCCAAGTGAAGGTAGCCGTGTAGTCCAGTGGGGTTGGGGTCCGGTTGGTGGTGCAAGCGCAAACGATTATGGGCTAACACCCAATGCGCTATCAGTGCAGTGTCTGGTAGGTAATGTGACGATTACATAGGAGTTTGAAATGGATACAAAACAAGTTAAGAAGATTGCCGACAAAGAAGTTAAGAAGCATGAGAACCGCATGCACGGTAAGAAGATGGCTAAAGGCGGCGTGACTTCTGAGTCAATGGTAAAGGTGGGTCGTAATCTGGCTCGTGTCGCTAACCAAAAATCGGGTTAATCATGGCTAAATTTTCTCAAAAAGTTCAGGGTAAAGAAGTTGGTTCTGCAGCTGTTTATGCAAAACCACATGACATGAGTGGCGGCCCAGCTAAAACTGAGTTAAAAAACTTAGGTAAGTTAGATACGCTCAATCCTTCTATTGGTCAGATGAGTAAGTCTGCCGGTAGTAAAGGCGTAAAGACTGACGGTATTGAAACACGTGGTAATGGCGCTGCAACTAAAGGTCGTATTGCTAGAGGCCCAATGGCCTAAGAGGTAATCTGTGAACTACGCTCAGTTATATGTTGCGATTCAAAGTTACGTTCAGAACTACGATTCTGATTTCGTAAGTAATATACCTACCTTCGTTAGGGAGGCAGAACGTCGCATCTATAATTCGGTGCAGCTCGCGTATTTGCGTAAAACATTAGTCGGTGCGCTATCGACGGGGGTACAGTATTTATCTACCCCTTCAGATTTTTTATCTACGTATTCATTGTCGCTAGTAAAACAAGACGGTACGTATGAGTTCTTGTTGGACAAAGATATTACGTTTATGCGGCAAGCATTCCCAAGCCCTACTGCTACCGGACAGCCAAAGTACTATGCGTTATTTGGACCTACAATTTCTGGTGGTGCGCTTACTAATGGGTTAGCGTATCAGTTTGGTCCTACTCCTGATTATCCATATCAGTTAGAGATTAACTATTACTACTACCCACCTTCAATCGTTGCTGGTGTAGTTCTTACAGTAGGTAGTCTGGTTGGTGGTAGTGGGTATACCAATGGTACTTGGTATGATGTTCAGTTAACCGGTGGCTCCGGTGCATCCGCAACTGCTACTTTAACTATTGCTAGCGGTATTGTTACTAACTGCGTTATTGAGAGCGGCGGTTCACTATATCTTGTAGGGGATGTTTTATCTTCTAATGATGTAGCCATAGGTAACGGTTCAGGGTTTAGTATAACTGTAGCTACAATTAATAACTCAACAGGTACTTCGTGGCTTGGTGATAACTACGAACAAGTATTGTTGTACGCATGTTTAGTAGAAGCGTACGGCTTCATGAAAGGTGAAGCTGACATGATGACTTACTACATGCAGAAATATGAAGACGGTATTGCACAACTTAGACGTCTGGGTGATGGACTCGAGCGCGGTGATGCATATCGTGATGGTCAATTTAAGAGACCGGTGACATCATAATGGCACTACAACAAGGACAGACAAATAGTTTTAAGCAGGATATTCTGCAAGCAGGTCAGAACCTGTTAACAGATACTCTGTACATGGCTTTGTATACTGGCTTTGCTACGTTAGGGCCTACTACCACTGCATATACTACAAGTGATGAAGTAACAGGCACAGGGTATTCAGCAGGTGGTGTTGTAATTACTGGAGTAACAATAAATACTGATGTGAACTCCGGTATTGTGTATGTGAACTTTAACAATGTATCTTGGCCCGGTGCTTCATTTACAGCACGTGGTGCATTGATATATAACAGTTCAAAGAGCAACAAATCAATAGCAGTACTGGACTTTGGTTCAGATAAAGTGTTTAGCAGTACAAGCAACACCGTAACGATGCCTGTTAATACAGCTTCTACGGCTTTAATTCGTTTTTCTTGAGGAGTTACTATGCCTATCGCAAAATCTTCGATGGCTGATTCGATCCACGCTGGTGTAGGCAAGACTGCGCAAGAAGTGGAATCTAGCGGCTTGGGTGGTGTGTTTACAATGACTTGCTATGACGCAGCGGGCAATCTAAAGTGGGAAGAAGCGTTCCATAACTTAGTAGTCAACGTTGGTTTGCAGGATTTAAACACTCAATATTTTAAAGGTTCAAGCTGGACCCCAACTTGGTATCTTGGTTTAGTTGATGGTTCATCATCCCCTACATACGCAGCTGGTGATACATTAGCTTCGCATGCTGGTTGGACTGAACTAGCTGGTGGTGGTTCTATTTATTCCGGTAACAGAAAATCTGTTACGTTTGGTACAGCTACTACTGCAGATCCTTCTGTTATTAGTAACTCCGCTTCTCCTGCAGTTTTCTCCATTACAGGTACAGCTACTGTTGCAGGCGCATTTTTATCTAGCGCAGCCACAGGTACTTCAGGTACTTTATTCTCTGAAGGTAACTTTACTGGTGGTAATAAGATTGTTGCTAGTGGTGACACTATTAACGTTACTTACACATTCTCCGCTGATGCGGTTTAATGGAGGTTTAAATGGCTGCAACATATAGAAAAGGCGACATGGTGAAAGCCGTCGCCGTTATCCCAACCGGACCTGTCGAGTCTATTCGCATGTTAGACGATGGTACTGTTGTGTATCTCGTTACTTACACTGATGTGAATGGTGTTGAACAGCAACGTTGGTTCGATGAAGACCAAATAACCGCTGCTTAAGGGTAGCGCATGTTCGGGTTCTCCCCCTACGCAGCAACCCCATTTGCGGCGTTACCGAGTAGCGGGGGGACTACCCATAACGTAGATGTATCGGAAGCTATAAACGCATCTGCTACACAAGTTAGCGGATCAGTACTACCTACATCAATTTCGGAAGCAATCAATGCTTCTGCAGTTCAAAGCACAGTTACAACTTTTGTTTCCGCTATTGCAGAGACAATACAAGTATCTACTACACAATCAAGCACTTTAGATACTTCACTGTCTATTAGTGAATCAATACAAGTATCAAGTGATCAATCTGTAATCGCCACCCAAGAAGCCGCAATAAGCGAGCAAGTTAACTTTAACGCTGCTTCTAGCGTAACGGCTTCTATTGTTGTAGCAGTTATTGAAACAGTACAAGTTGATGAGGCTGATTCTGCAGCGATAGATGCTAACGTATCTATAACAGAACAAACTAACGTATCTGATACACAAAGCGCTACCTTAGGATTAATTGCTGATGTAAGTGAGCAAGCCGCATTTAGTGATACTGAAGCTGCTGTTATAAATATATCTGTAGCAATAGAGGAAAGATCCGATTTAGCTGCTGACCCAGAAAGCTCTTCCGCATTTAGTGGCGCTATAGACGAACAAGTTAATGTTTCGGATTCTACAGCTGTGGCACTAACAGCGGCAGCAAATATTAGTGAGCAAACTGCGCTGTCTAATGCGCAAGATATAGAACAAAATTTATTAGTATCGGTTGACGAGCAAGTTAGTTTAAATGCTTCACAAGATAGTACTGTTGGTACATTCCTATTTATTGTTGAACAAGTCAATGTCTCTGATGCTAATGCCAATATTGTTACGCTAAATGTTGATGTTGCAGAGACAGTTAATTTATCCGATGCGCAATCAATCAGTGTAGAAATTAACACGCAAATAAATGAAAGCGTACAAGTATCAGCTGCCGCTAGCTCATCTGCTGACATAGCTGCCGACGTAGCAGAAGCTATACAAGTATCCAGTTCACAGGCAAACGTAGTTAGCCTTAACGTAGACGTTAGCGAACAAATTAATGTTGCTGATACAAACTCTGTATTAGTTACATTTGAAGCATTAATAAACGAAGCGATTGATCTAGCTTCTTCTGTATCCGCACAAACAGTGTTTGATACTCAGATTGCTGAAAACGTACAACTCGCAGATAGTAGTAGCTCTACGTTTGAGATAGGCGCGGCGGTCCAAGAAACATGTCAGCTAGTCGATGCAAATACCGGCGCTTTAGTTATAGAGTGTTTAATTTCTGAAGCGCTTACAGTTTTAGATGCAGTAGCAGTTATATTAAATACTAATGCTACTGTTAACGAAACCATAAATGCACAAGCTACAGTTACAGCTTCTATAGTCGCTGCGGGTTCAGTATCTGAATCAGTAGCAGCTGCAGATAGCCAGAGTGCTACAACTAGCATTGGTGGTTCCGTATCTGAATCAATAAACGCAAGCTCAACAGTATCAACATTTATAACAGCAGATGTATTTGTAACTGAGCAAACTGTCATAGCCGATGCACTTGCATGCACCGCATTCTTTAATGGGCTGATCTCAGAATCGTTAGCTGGCAGTGATATTTACTTTGCGCCCACCAATTATTTAGTCGATATAATTGAGCAGATCACGGTTTCTGATGCGCCCAATGGAGCTAATCCGTGGAATCCTGAACCAGATACTCCTTCTGGTGACTGGGTGATTAGCGGTAGTGGCACAACGCCTTCTGGTAATTGGTCTACAGGTGGTACTGGATCTACACCTACTGGTGGTTGGGCACCTGCTGGCGGTGGAAGTTCTACTCCGGGCGGTGGTTGGTCTACAGGTGGCAGCGGCGTTACATTCCCTTCGGGTGGCTGGACAGATAATCCGACAACTCCAAATTAGTAGGTGATATATGGCATTAGTTCTAAAAGACAGAGTCAAAGAAACTTGTTCAAGTCCGGGTACCGGTTCGGTTACTTTACTAGGTGCGTCTACTGGTTATGTTTCGTTTTCGGTTATAGGCAACGGTAATACTACGTATTATGCGATTGCTGATCAGACCGGCAACAACTGGGAAGTAGGTATTGGTACGTACACTTCTTCAGGTACTTCACTATCACGTGATACGGTGTTGTCTAACTCTGCTGGTACTACGTCACTCATAAATTTTTCGTCTGGTACGCAAGATGTGTTTTGTACATACCCGACCGAAAGAGCTGTTTACCTAAACAATACGGGAACAACATTAACACCAAACAGTTTAGTTATTGTTGAACCAGAAATTGCAAACACAATAAAGTTAACAGGTTCAGGCGCAGCTGCGTATACACCGTTTGTACAAACATTTTCAAGTGCGGTAACAGACTATGATGGCTACCAATTAAATTACATTCAAAACGTAAGTAACGGTACAGATGCGTCCGTTGACTATGTTGCGTATAACGACACATCAGACGTTAACTCATACTTTATTGATATGGGTATTGGTAGCTCGAATTATACAAACCCAACATACACTGTGTTCCCTGCAAATGCAGGTTATTTATATACAGGCGGTGGGGCAAGTGGACAAGCATCTGACTTAGTTATCGGTACAAGTAACACAGCCAGTGATATTACGCTTTTTACTGGGGATACATTAACCGCTAACATCCGTATGCAAATCAAAGGTACGGGTAATGTTTTAGTTGGTACCACAACTGATACAGGTGAGACGTTCCAAGTAAATGGCGATGCTTATATTTCTGGCGCTACTACATTTGGCTCAACAGTAACGCTTGATGCTAACCCAACAACAGCGCTAGAAGCAGCTACAAAAGCATACGTTGATAATGCTGTTACTGCAGGGTTGCATATTCATGAACCTGTATTAGTAGAAACAACAGGAAACTTAAATGCTACGTATGTGCAAGGTGGTACAACTTTTAACATCACCACCATTACAAGCGGTACTACTGTAACCACTTCAACTACGCATGGGCTTTCTGTAAACGACCAAATTTGGTTAACTACAACTGCTGGTAATGGGTTGTCTACTAACACTGCTTATTTTGTTTACTCCGTACCCGCAACTAACCAGCTTACATTATCACTTACATATGGCGGCGCTCAGATCACAGGGTTAACCAATGCTACTGGATTATCGTATGCGACTAGAGCAAACTCAGGTGTAGGCGCGACGTTAACAAATGCAGGTACTCAGGCGGCTTTAGTTATTGACGGTGTAACTATGGCTGTAAACGACAGAGTTATGGTTCGTTTACAAACTTCTGGGCAATACAACGGTGTTTACGTTGTGTCTAACATTGGTTCAGGTTCAACGAATTGGGTACTTACTCGCTCTACTGATGTTAATAAAGTCGCACCTTCTGACCCTTTAGGTTTAGGTACTGGTGACTATTTTTACACACAGTCAGGTACGCTTAACGCTGGTGACTCACACGTATTAACTACCGAACCCAATACAATGATTATTGGGTATACACCACTGACATATACACAGTTTAGTGGTGCAGTTACATATACTGGCGGTACTAATATTGACGTTACTGGGCAAGTTATTTCTTTAACTGGTACGGTCGCTGCAACTAATGGTGGTACGGGTACAAGCACTGTTACTACAGGTGACTTGTTGTATGGTTCTGCTACAAATACATGGTCGAAGTTACCACTAGGTATTAACTACAAATCATTAACAGTAAATGCTTCCGGCACACAAATGGAGTGGAACGCTGTTGCGTTAAACCAAGCTGCTGCGGTATCAGGTACTTTGGGTGTTAGTAATGGCGGTACTGGGCAAGATACATACACTGATGGTCAGTTACTAATCGGTAATAGCACAGGTGGTACGCTAACTAAATCTACATTAACTGCTGGTACAGGTATAAGTATTACCAACGGTGGTGGTTCTATAACTATTGCTACATCAGGTGGTGCAGGAGTTACATCAGTTACAGGTACATCGCCAGTAGTATCATCAGGCGGTACTACACCTGCTATTAGTTTAGATACTGCGTACGGAGATACACAAAATCCTTATGGAAGTAAAACTGCTAACTATGTTCTAGCTGCACCTAATGGATCAACAGGCGTTCCTACGTTTCGTGCAATCGTAGCGGCTGATATACCTACGCTTAACCAGAACACAACAGGCTCAGCAGCTACATTAACTACACCACGTAATATTTACGGTAATAGTTTCAATGGTTCCGCTGATTTGAATCAAGTTATTGCGTCTACCTATGGCGGTACGGGTAATGGTTTCACTGCATTTAACGGTCCGACTACAACACAAAAAACATTCTTATTACCAGATGCTTCAGCCACTATCTTAACTAGTAATGCTGCTGTAACCGTAGCACAAGGTGGTACTGGGCAAACTAGTTATACAGATGGTCAGTTATTGATTGGTAACAGCACAGGCAATACATTAAACAAAGCAACGTTAACTGCTGGTTCTGGTATTAGCATAACTAACGGTGGTGGGTCGATTACGATTGCTGCTACTGGTGGCGGCGGTGGAGTTACATCTGTAAGCGCAACTGCTCCTGTTGCATCAAGCGGCGGTGCAACACCTACGATTAGTTTGGATTCTGGTTATGGTGATACGCAAAACCCATACACAAGTAAAACCGCTAATACATTCTTAGCAGCGCCAAATGGTTCTGCAGCGGCACCTACATTCCGTGCAATTGTTGCAGCTGATATACCTACGTTAAATCAGAACACTACAGGTTCGGCAGCAACGTTAACAACACCACGTGCAATCTACGGTAATAACTTTGATGGTTCAGCAGCTTTAACTCAGATTATCGCCGCTACTTACGGCGGCACAGGTAATGGATTTACTGCATTTAGTGGACCTGCGACTACAACCAAAACGTTTACGCTACCTAATAATAGTGCAACCATACTTACCGATAACGCTGCTGTCACTATAGCTCAAGGTGGTACAGGACAAACCACAGTTGCTGCTGCAGCCCAAGCGTTACGTAACTACACTGCATCCCCATCAACCACGCTTACGGTAAATAGTGGGCCTTTTGTATCGTACAGCAGTAGTATTGGTCTCGTAATAACTTTACCTGACGTAACTACATTAACTGTAGGTTGGGCAGTACAAATACTTAATCTTGGTGCTGGTGCCCTTACTGTATTTAACTCCGCTGGTTCTTCACCTAACCTTGGCTCTATTACCCAAGGCGTTATCATAGAATACATGTGCTTATCCACGGCATCTAATGTTAATGCTTCGTGGCAAGTTACTACTATAGGGGCAGGCGGTACGGGCGGCGCAACCACTAATGCTCCTACAGGTACCGGACGCATGGTGCTACAAACTAGCCCATCATTAGTCACTCCAGCATTAGGCACACCATCAAGCGGTACATTAACTAGCTGTACAGGTTTGCCTTTAACTACAGGTATCACAGGTACGCTTGGTGTTGGTAACGGCGGTACTGGTGCTACAGGAACACCAACAAACGGTCAGCTATTAATTGGTAACGGCTCAACGTATACCCCCGCTACGCTAACCGCTGGCACAAACATCACAATTACTAATGGCGCTGGCACTATTCAGATTGATGCAGCAGCTTCGACAAGTGCTACCAACCTTTCTGGTGGCGGCACTAACACAGTTGTATACCAATCTTCAACAGGCGTAACTGCGTATGTGTCGCCTAATACAGGTGCTATAAGAAGGTTCCTTGTTCAACTTGGTAACGGTACGACGGGGGGTGTACCCAATTTTAGTGCAATTTCTGCTGCCGACTTACCTAACACAACAGTAACAGCAGGTTCATACACCAACGCAGATATTACAGTTGACGCGCAAGGTCGTATCACAGCAGCAGCAAATGGTGCAGGTGGTGGTGGCGTAACAAGTCTTACAGGTACCGCTAACCGAGTCACTGTTTCGGCTTCCACTGGCGCAATTACTCTTTCTGGCCCACAAGATATTGCTACATCAAGCAGTGTGCAGTTTGGCTCGTTCGGTGTAGGTATTGCAGCTACAGGTACTGCAGGGGAAATCAGAGCAACAAATAACATTACAGCTTTTGCTACTTCTGATCGCCGCTACAAAGAAAACATCCGTGCTATACCTAATGCGCTTGATAAAGTCGTTGCTATTGGCGGTAAGTTGTTTGATTGGACTGATGAATACATAGCAGATCATGGCGGCGAAGATGGTTACTTTGTTCGTAAAGCTGACTTCGGCGTTGTAGCGCAAGATGTACAAGCAGTATTACCAGAAGCAGTGCGTACTAAAGAAGATGAGACTTTAGCTGTTGACTACGAAAAGTTATGCGCATTAGCATTTGAAGCTATACGTGAACTTAAAGCAGAAGTAGATGCATTAAAAGCGAGTAAATAATGGGTGTACTAAACTCTACAGGGCAACTTAGTTTAGCGGGTACTACCGTAGGGCAATCTATTCAAGTAGCTCTCAATGGTACTGGAACTGCGACAATAGCTATAAATGCAACAGGTGTTTTGGCACTGCGAGGTAACACTACGCAAACCAACATAATTATACCTACTGATTTTTATAGTAAGATTTCTCCTACATGTAGAGCAATTTTTATGTATGGAAACATTGGCTCCACTACTACTGGTAGCACCGTTAATACAACCAATTTAGTAAGCACTGCAGGAGTCGTTGCTGCTAACGGTACAGCAGCAGGAACTGCTAGAAATAATACAGCAGCAGCCACATACGGATACGATAAAGGTATTGTTGGTTTTGGTTTTACTACCACCACAACAGGTACAACTAACCTAGTTACAAACGCAGGAGCTGTTGGCACTGACGTCGCAGCAGTAGGTAGTAACAGGCAAGCCGTTGCTGCGTGTAGATATAACAATAACTTAGCTATTTTTGCTTTTGGTTATTTTACTTCTGCAGTAAGTACACAAAACCTTGTTAACTCATCTGGTGTTGTTGCTACAGATACTACGGCAACGGCGCAAGCTAGATATGGTCCTACCGGACTTACTTACGGATTTGATAAAGGCATTTTTTTCGGTGGTCAGTCTCTGCCTACTAGTGGCACACAGTATAACACGTCAAACTTAGTATCAACGGGAGGTGTTATAGCAGGGAATGTATCTTCAGCAGGCTCAGCTAGGTATCTTGTTGGCTCTTCAACTTATGGGTTTGACAAAGGCATATTCCAAGGCGGTAATATTGCAGCTGCAACAGGTATCTCTAATCTTGTATCAAATGTAGGGGTCATAGCTTCAGATACAGCAGCTGTAGCGGCTTCTGCGTATTTTGGTAGGGCAGGGTCTCAGTTTGGATTTACAGGGCAAGGGATTATAGGTTTTGGTATTGTTAGTCCCACAGTTCAAAACGTAACCAATCTTATATCTAATGTTGGCGTTGTCGCTACCGGTGCTGGTTCAGTAGGGCAAGCAAGGGCGCGTTTAGCTTGCTGCGGATATGCGGTTCAACAAGCATAAAATACTATGAATCAAAATCTACAAGAAATTTTACTGGGTCTTACGCCAGAAGAAATACAAGCGTATAGAGATGTGCAATACAACTCCACTGCACCAGCATCATGGGTATGGAGTGAAGAAGATATGGCGTGGCTGCCACCTATTCCAGTGCCACAAGATAACCAGCCTTATTACTGGGATGAAGAAAACCAAGCGTGGAACCCTGCTTCAGGATATCCACTCGCCGACGCACCTAAAGGAGAATAGTAATGGCATCAAAATTTAATTCGGAGTTTAACTATCGCTACCAAGTTAAAGGTGAAACACCGTGGGAAAAAATAAAAACACTTCAAGGTTTTCTTGAAGGTCGTATTTCCGCTTCTAAACTAGTAGAAGTAGCTAGGCTACGAAATGAAGCTTCGGAAAAGAAAATTCAATACTTAATAGATACTGGCGCTCCTGAGCATGAAATTATTGCAGCTAAAGTAGCTCACCTTGAAGTGCTATCGCATCATGACACAGAGCAGCATGCATTTGAATTAAACAAACTAGAAATAGAAATGCTTAAGCAGCTTATAGCTGAACTATATGTAATCGTAGAGCCTACACGTTTACCCGGCTATACCGATGAACAGATGTTTGAGTTAAACGCAGCAAACGAATTTACGGCAATGATTGGCAAAGAAATTTATGCAGAGTTAATTGCAGTAGGGCATCCATCGCCAGCAAAAATTGGTAACGCTATGTCTAACCCACACACGTTCAAAGCATTACAAAATGCAGGGTTGATACCAAAAGAAATGGCGTACTTAGAAGGCGGTGTTGACCCCCTGAAGATAGAATTAAAGTTAACTGTGCCTGAACAACTTACATACACACCACCAAGCGTATTGAGCTTGGAGGCAAAACCTTCATAGAGGAAGAATCATGATCGACCCGATGACAATAGGGTTAGCCGTTTCAGGTATTAAGCTAGTTATAAACGGTATTAAATCCGCCGCTGATGAAGCGAAAGAAGCAGTAGATAGTATTAACGAATGCGTAGAGTCGGGGAAAAAACTAGGCGAATCTCTTTCACCAGTAAAAAAGTTTTTCGCAGCGGCAAGTCGGTATGAGTTAGGCAGGAACAATTTAGAGTTAGCAAAGAAAGCGCAAGACGAAGCGATAGCAGCAGGTGAGCCGGTAGCTGACCCAATCAGCGATGCCGAGTACGTGATGGATATGATGGCGATGGATCGGGAGATTAAGCAGTATTACGCCCAGATCAAGCACTTCTTTATCTACCACTTCGATGAGCCGGGAATGTGGGATGAGTTCTGGGAACGCTTGAGTAGGATGCGTAAAGAGCGTGAAGAGAAAGCTGAAGCCGCTAGGAAAGCTGCCACAGAAGCTAGATTGGCTATAGCAGCAGAAAAGATGCGTAAGAAACGCGCTATCGCTAAAACTATGAACGTAGTCTATAACTGCTTGGGTGGTATCGTTATTACGTTGATCGTTGCAGGTTTTGCATGGTTTATTAAATGGATGTTTGATCAAGGAGGCAGTTAATGCTTACACTACTCTCAACCACGCTGTCATTCTTGATGGGTGGCTTACCAAAGCTACTAGACTTTTTTCAAGATAGACAAGACAAAAAGCATGAGATTGCTCTGGCTCAAATGCAGATGGATCAACAGCTACGTATGCAGCAAGCTGGCTTCCAATCACAAGAACGCATCGAAGCTATCCATACCGAGCAGATTCAGATTCAAGCAGATGTGCAAGAACGTCAAGCGCTATACCAACACGATATAGAAATTGGTAAAGGCGCATCCCTATGGGTGATTAATTTGCGTTCATCTGTTCGCCCAGTAGTCACGTATCTATTTGTTTTCTTACTAATGGTGGTAGACATATCCGGTATATGGTGGGCATGGTCGTCAGGTATGGATTTCTACAAAGCGATGCAGTACATCTTTGATCAGGACGAGATGCAGATTCTGGTTTCGATTATTGCGTTTTGGTTTGGGTCACAGGCGTTCAGCAAGAAATGAAAATTTCAGATCGTTGCTTGTTGTCAATTAAACAAAACGAAGGGGTACGGGTCAAACCGTACCTTGACCACATCTTGCTTTGGACGACCGGCGTGGGCCATTTAATTGCTCCACCAGCGCATATGAATATGAAGCTAGAAGAGCGCAAAGCAGCTAAAGCTGCAGGGCAGTTGGCATGCCCCCCAGAGTGGAATAGAACTTTGACAATGGAGGAAGTCGATGAGATACTCAGAACTGATCTCAGACGTTTTGAATCTGGCGTACCTAAGTTTTGCCCTGCTAATCTTACTCAGGGGCGGTTTGACGCTATGGTC